TTATCAATGCGACCGGATTGGCGTTGAATAACACCACAGCTAATAGCTTACAGATATCGCCTATTCGTAATGACACTAGTAATATAGCGAATGCGCTATATTATAACATATCAACTAAAGAAATATCATACGCCCCGCCAACAGTTAGTGTTAGTATTACCGGGGCAGCCGGAGGAACTATTACCCCTACTAGCGGTACTGCTACTCAGTATAATATTACAGCCCTCGGAGCGGCGGCTACGTTTGCAGTGCCTAGTGGCACTCCTGTTGATTCGCAAAAACTAACTATACGTATAAAAGATGATGGTACGGCTAGAGGATTAACTTGGACTACTTCAGCAGGGGGATATCGTATTATTGGCACTACGCTGCCTACTACTACTGTAATATCTAAAACTCTATATGTTGGCTGTATATATAATACAGCCGATAGCTTTTGGGACGTAATTGCTGTCGCACAACAGGCTTAACTATTAAGGAATACCTATGATAATAATTGATTTTCAACGAACACAAGGACGTGATACCTTTTCGGATGCAATAGCTCTACCAGATGATCACACCTTTACCGAAGAAGAAATTGAAGCTATGAAACAAGAACGTTTTAACAATTGGTTAGCTATAATGTATCCTGATCCTGCAGTATACATAGAAATATAAAATGGCTAACAAATATTGGGTAGGTGGCACTGGTACATGGAATACAACCACAACCCGCTGGTCACTTACTTCAGGAGGTGCAGGAGGTGCAGCAGCACCTACCACTAATGATGCTGTAATTTTTAATGCAAGCTCCGGTGGTACATATACTGTTACCCTGTCAGGCGCGATAAACTGTAATTCACTAACGGTTAGTGCAGGTACTGTAACATTTGCAGGTGCTGGTAGTACCTTATCGATATCAGGAGGTTTATTAAGTATAACTAATAGTACGGTATGGACCAGTACAGGAAATATCACAATAGCTGGTAATCAATATGTAACGTGTGGTACGGTAGTATTAAATTGCCTCCAATTTATTATTAATACTACTGCAGGAGTTCAAATATTGCTTGGTAGTGATTTACGTTTAAGTTCTAGTAGTACGCTTACACTTACACAAGGTATTTTGTTCTTGGGTGGATTTAATTTGTATGCCGGCTACTTTTCTTCCTCAGGAACACTTACTAGGCAACTTCAGTTTAATTCATCACCTACTACTACCGGTAATGTATACCTCACTCCTGCAGGTAATACTGTAACTGCGATTAGTTGTTCGACTGTTACTGGATTTACCTGGACAAGTCCCGGCAACAGTGCTGCCGGATTTAACGTAACACTTGGTGTCGGACAGACTGCGGTGTCTTTTACTTTCGGAGCGACCGGCGGCACTCTCGCTAAGGCTATGAATTTATATATTAATGGAGGAAGTGGAACCATAACAATGAGTAATAATAGCTGGTGGTATAAAGTAGATTTCACCGGTAATACAAGTACAGTAACATCAGCCGCTACAAATATAGCCACTGCATTAACTCTAGCTGCGGGTGGCACATACACTGCTTTTACTTTCACCTTTAATGGATTTAATCCTACTTTTACATCAAATGGTAAAACAGTAGCTGCAATGACTATGAATGTTTCTTCCAGCACACTTTCATTAGTAGGAGCCGCCACTATAACAGGTGCGACTACCCTAACGAACGGTACATTGAATCTTTCTGGGTACACACTAACCACTGGTTCATTTAGTAGTAATAATGCTAATATTAGAGCTATTCAATTTGGAAGTCAAACTATATTTTTAACTTCTACCGTTGCAAGTACCGTAGTAATGGATATGAGTAGTCTTAGTAATTTCACATATACAGGTACTCCTAACTTTTCTACCGCGGCTACTGTAACTAGAGTATTCACGGTTGGAGTTAGTGGATCCACTACTGCTAATGTTCCAAATTTATATATAACTAGTGGTACAGGACTGACAACCGGCGCGTTTACTGCAAATAGTTACTTTAATATTCTAGACTTTACTGGTAGTGCAGGCGCGCCGAGTGGCGCTGTAAAAATTGCTACTTCATTAACGCTAGCTTCTGGTGGAACATATACAGGAATGCAACCTACTTTTGTCGGCAACACGGGTACATTTACAACAAATGGTAAATCAATATCATTACTTACTATTGCCCATAGTAATACTGCGTCGGTAACTTCATTATTAGGTGCTCTTTCTACGACAGGATCAGTAACCCTGACGTCCGGTATCTTGAATCTTGCTGGATATTCATTAACCGTTGCCACTTCATTTATTAGTACTGCTTCTGGTGTTAGAGCTATTTACTTTGGAACTGGAACTATATTTTTAACTAATGGTACCGCTGCAACTACGGTCCTGTCTATGAGTAATATCACCGATTTCACATATACAGGAACTGGTGGATTTTCTTGCACGATGTCTATAACTAGAACTTTTACTTGCGGAGTTACCGGTGGAACTACTACCAATGCTCCAAATTTAAGTTTAACTGCAGGTGGCGCCATTCCTACTCTAACCACAGGTGGCTTTTTTGGGATATTAAACTTTACAGGTAGTACGGGTACTCCTTCAACTACCGCACTAAATGTAAATTCACTCACCTTAGCCTCAGGCGGCACGTACACTGGGTTAACCATTAATGCAAGAGGTACAGGTACCATTACTGGTAATGGCAAAACAATAGCCGCTCTTACCATTAATAATTCAGGATTAACAGTTTCTCTTGGATCAGCAATAACTTGTTCGGGTATTGGAACATTAACTGCCGGGACATTAGCTTTAGTTTCATATACATTAACAGTACTTACATTTAATTCTTCAAATAGTAATACTAGAGCCATTCAATTTGGTACTGGAACACTAACTGCATCAGGTACTGGTACTGCATTCGATGCCACAACAGCAACAAATTTAACTACTACCGGTTCTGGAACAATTAATTTAACTAGTGCAAGTTCTAAAACTTTTGCCGGAGGAGGTGCTTCTTACCCAACACTAAATCAAGGTGGTGCAGGTACATTAACAATAACAGGGTCGAGTACATTTTCAAATATAACTAACACCGTGCAGCCTGCCACTGTTTTATTTACAGCGGGAACCACTAGTACATTTACTCTTTTTTCATTGACAGGTACTGCAGGTAATTTAATTACTATAGGGTCGCCGACCTCCGCACAACATACACTAAGTAAGGCTAGTGGCACCGTAACGGTCGATTACCTAGCTATTAGCTATTCAAATGCAACTGGCGGAGCTACTTGGAATCCGGGAGTGAATTCTATAGATGGAGGAAATAATTCAGGATGGGTGTTCGCGGCTGTGGCAAACAGTAACTTTTTTCTATTATTTTAATTCAAAATACAAACTGAACCACCCAATCACTCTTCTCCTGTCATACCACACGTGTTATACTTATAAAAAGTTAGAGTAGCTGATCGCGTAAAATATGTATTTAATTACGGAACTTGCGCGGTGCTAAGTAGTATACTCTACGATATTATAATATATGACTACTATACTGAACCAAAATAGCTCTATCAAAAAAACGTTTTACTTTATGGCCGGCCTACCCCGCAGTGGTAGCACTTTGCTTTCATCTATCTTAAATCAAAATCCTCGTATTCACAGTGGCCCAAGTAGCCCAGTCCACGGCTTAATGCTTAATCTAGACACTCATATTCGCACAGATGAACTGTTCCGAGCTTTCCCCAAACCAACAGAAGCCAATAAAATAATTGGTTCTATTATTGATAATTTTTACAGTGATGTAGATCATCCAATCGTTATCGATAAAAATCGAGCTTGGGTAAATCGCCCACACTACATTACCGGATACCTGCACACTACTCCAAAAATTATCTGTCCAGTTCGCAATATAGATGAAATTCTAACTTCATTCATCACTATGTGCCGACGAAATCCATTTAATGGTGAAAAAATCAATTTCATTGATAAAATGTTGATTCAGGCTAACGTAGAGTTGAACGATACTGAACGCTGCCGGGCATTGGTAGGACCCGGAATCATTGGGCAATCATATGACGCTATTAAGCAACTATTAGTAGATGGTAAATCCGATATGCTACACTTTGTTGAGTATAACGACCTGATTAGAACCCCCAAAGAAGTTATGCGTAAACTCTATCAGTTTTTGGGTGAGAAATACTATGATCACGATTTTACCAACATAGTAAATGTTCACCCCGAACAGGATATGGATGTGTATGGATTTGCTGATATGCACCAAGTTCGCCCTGATATTTCCCGGTTGTCACCTGATCCTCACGATATTCTGCCAGCCGGCGTGATTAAATCTTGTGTCGATGCTGAGTTCTGGAGAGACTTCTCTACAAGTAATACCAATACAACAACATAACAATAGGTAAGATATGAAGATAAATGTCACTAAACGTTCTGGATTAATAGAGCAGCTTACTATAGAAAAATGGCAATCGCAAATCGCTAAAATCTGTACAGGGATAGCGGATGTCAGCCAATCTATGATAGAAATCAAAGCGCAGCCGCATTTCTACGATGGTATAACCACACAGGAAATCGACGGTATCACGCTTAGAGCTATCGTAGACTTGATAGATGTAGAATCAAATCCAGATGTTGGTCACACTAATTATCAATACGTGGCAGGTAAACAACGACTATCTATGTTGCGCAAAGATGTGTATGGTGGATACGAGCCTCCCCGTTTGTTTGATATTGTAAAAACAAACGTAGAAACAGGACTCTATACCGCTGAGTTGCTGGTGTGGTATACTGAAGAGGAATGGGATAAAATGGATTCGTTCATTGATCATTCTAAAGACGAGCAATATAGTTATGCCGCCATTGAGCAACTGATTGAGAAATATCTAGTAAAAAATCGCTCTACCAAACAAAGCTACGAAACGCCACAGGTTAGGTATATTGTTGCAGCCGCCACTGTCTTTCATAAAGAAGAACCTCTAAGTGCAAGAATGCGTTACATAAAGGAATATTACAATGCAGCCAGTGACGGCTTATTCACTCTCGCTACTCCTGTTCTTGCTGGGCTTGGCACTCCCACTAAGCAGTTTTCTAGTTGTGTCCTCATTCGCAGTGATGATGATCTTGACAGTATTTTTGCTAGTGGCGAAATGATGGCAAAGTATGCCAGCAAACGCGCCGGCATTGGTTTAGAAATTGGACGACTACGACCACTAGGTAGCCCTATTCGCGGTGGTGAGATTATGCACACAGGTATGATTCCATTCTTAAAGAAATGGTTCGGCGACTTGCGTAGCTGTTCGCAGGGTGGGATCCGCAACGCCAGTGCTACCATCACATATCCAATTTGGCATTATCAATTTGATGATCTCATTGTGCTTAAAAACAATCAAGGCACTGAAGAAACTAGAGTTCGGCATATGGACTACAATGTTGTGCTAAATGCGTTCTTCTGGAGACGGTTTAAAAATCGTGAGCAAATCACCTTCTTTGATCCCAATCAAGTCCCTGAACTGTATGAAGCCTTCTATCGCGATACACCTGCATTTGAAGAAATGTATGTAAAATACGAACAACGAACCGATCTCCGCACCAAAACAATGAGTGCGGAAGAGGTGTTTAAGAGTGGGATTTTGAAAGAGCGTACTGATACTGGTAGAATTTATCTTACATATATTGATAATGTTCAAGCTCAAGGTCCGTTTGATCCCGAATTTCATACTATCTATCAATCCAATTTGTGCCAAGAAATACTACTTCCTACAAAATCATTTAAACGTTTAGACGATGATGAGGGCAGGATAGCTCTCTGCACACTTGGTAGCATTAATTGGGGAAGTTTCCGTAATCCAGAAGATATGAAGCGTGCCTGTAAGATTCTCGCCCGTAGTCTCAACAACATATTAGATTACCAAGATTTTTTGAGTATCCAAAGCAAATTGTCTAATGATGAAATTCGCCCATTGGGCATTGGTGTTACTAATCTAGCATATTGGCACGCAAAGCGCGGCCTTAAATATGGTGAGAAAGATGCATTGCAGGAAGTTAAATCTTGGATGGAACATCAGGCATTTTACTTGACTGAAGCCACTGTAGAAGTAGCTAAAGAACGTGGCCCTTGTTTACATAGCGATAAAACTAGGTATGGTCAGGGAATATTCCCCTGGGAGTTAAGGGCTAAAGGGGTAAATGAGTTAGCAAACTTTGCACCTGAACTTGATTGGGAAACACTACGCACTAATATGAAACAGTATGGAGTCAGGAATGCTACTCAAATGGCTATTGCTCCAGTTGAAAGCTCAAGCGTTGTTATCAATAGCACTAATGGTATTGAAATGCCAATGAGTTTGATTAGCGTTAAAGAAAGTAAAGCAGGGTCATTGACACAAGTTGTCCCTGAATATCACAAATTGAAATCAAAGTATCAATTGATGTGGGATCAAAAAGATTGTGATGGCTACTTGAAAACAGCAGCAGTGTTGGCCGCCTACATAGATCAAAGTATCAGCACTAATACATTCTACTCCCCAAAGCATTTTGCAGATCGTAAAGTGCCCTCTACCTTGATTGCAAAGAACTTAATGCAGGCTCACTTATATGGGCTTAAAACTCTGTATTATAGTTTAATTGACAAGCAAGGATCAAAGTCAGAGGCTGAAATTGCTCCTCTGATGCCTATTAATTTTGATGATGAAGAAGATTGCGAAAGTTGCAAATTATGAATATAGGTATTTACGGAGATAGTTTTGCTAGTGTAAATGATAATTATCCTGAATTAAATTGGAGTGTTATGTTAGGTAAAAAATTTACAGAAAGTAATGTAACCCACTATAGTTGGGCAGGTACCTCAGTGTATTATTCCTATAAAAAATTTTTGAATAATTATCATAAAAATGATATCAACATATTTTTAGTAACTAATCCATATAGGTATACAAAAACTATCAATATTAACAATGAAGAAGTATTGTGTGCTACTTTAAATCACGTTGAAATGTACAAAAAGGAAAAAATTAAAAATCTATTACCAATTGATGTAAGAATGTTAGATGACCTTATGGGATGGTATATATCATCTGATCAAGAATTTTTAGTTACCGCATCAGAGCTAATGATTAATCAAATATCAGTATTGGACAATAAAGTTATATTATTCCCTTGTTTCGAAGAATCATTTACGAATGATCAACGCACAAAATATAAACTACCTAAAGAACATTGTATGTTTAATTATGTATTAAGATGCAAAGAACTATTGAATATTGATATTAGTAGTAGAAAATGGGAGCAAGAGATACCGGCTATAATGGCAGCTCATTTGCCTACTGAATTTAACCAATTTGTAGCAGAGTGTATGTATAAAAAGATTACTACTAGTGTTTGGGATTTTAGCAACTTTGAAAATATAAAATTAGAACACCCTAAAGAATATTATTATAAATGAAAATAATTTAAAAATGTCACAAGAACAATACAACCTAAACACTAAAACAGATTATCTGCGCCGTAAAATGTTCCTGGACCCTGCTGGTCCGGTGACCATCCAAAGGTTTGAGGAAGTCAAGTATCCCAAGATTGCTGATTTTGAGCAAACCGCCCGTGGTTTCTTTTGGCAACCAGAAGAGATTAGCTTAAGCAAAGATGCGAATGACTTCAAGGACGCCGGCGCCGCAGTAAAGCATATATTTACTAGCAATCTATTGCGACAAACCGCATTAGACAGCTTACAAGGTCGTGGTCCTAGTCAAGTATTCGCTCCTGTAATATCCTTGCCAGAACTTGAAGCATTGATTTATAATTGGACCTTCTTTGAAACAAATATTCATAGTAAGAGCTATAGTCATATCATTCGTAATATCTATAATGTTCCAAAGGATGTGTTTAATACAATCCATGACACTAAAGAAATCATTGATATGGCTTCAAGTGTGGGTAACTACTATGAAGCATTGCATATCCTCAACTGTAAAAAACAATTACATCTACCAGTAGTAGAAAGTGAGCATATTAAAGCAATTTGGATGGCATTACACGCTAGCTATGCATTAGAAGCATTTAGATTTATGGTGTCATTTGCTACTAGCTTGGCAATGGTTGAGAATAAACTCTTTATGGGTAATGGTAACATCATCAGTTTAATCTTGCAAGATGAACTGCTACACAAAGGTTGGACAGCTTACTTGATCAATCAAGTTATCAAAGATGACAATCGATTTGCTGCCATTAAACAAGAATGCGAACACGAAGTCTATCAGCTTTATATGGATGTCATCAGAGAAGAAAAAGAATGGGCAGACTATCTATTCAACAAAGGTCCGGTGATTGGACTAAATGCAAATATTCTCAAAGACTTTGTGGATTACACTGCAATGGGTGCATTGAAAGAAATTGGAATCAAGTATCAAACTATCTCACCCAAAACTACTCCTATTCCGTGGTTTAATAAACATACTGACACAAGTAAAAAACAGTCTGCTCTTCAGGAAACAGAAAGCACGAATTATGTTATGGGAGTGATGAGTGAATCATTACACTATGATGAATTACCCGCACTATAAGGAAATAAAATGAAAGCAATTATCTGGTCAAAATATCATTGTACCTTTTGCGATCAAGCAAAGGCATTACTAACACAAAAAGGTATCCCCTTTGAAGAACGCAAAATAGGCGATGGTTACACAAAAGAAGAATTATTAGAGGCAGTACCAAATGCCCGCACGGTACCACAAATTTTCCTTGATGGAGAACTTGTGGGTGGGTTCACTGAACTCAAACAAAAATTAGCAGATTAAAAGGAATACAATGAAATTCACAATAGGAACAGTAGTTACCTTAAAACTTAACAGTGGTGAGGAATTAATAGCCAAAGTAGTAGGCGACACAGATATGAACGGATTTATTACGGTAGAGGAACCCGTGTCAATTGCTCCGGGTCCACAGGGTTTAGGTTTAGTGCCTAGTGTGTTCACTGCGGATCCAAAAGGTAAATTTATGTTAAACACTAAAAGTATTTCAATTGTAGCAGCAACCGATGACAATGTAAAACTAAAATATTTGGAAGCGACCACTGGCCTAAAAATTCCTGATAAGAAAATTATACTAGGCTAACTTACACTTATCACCGTGCCATCTATTTAAACTAGGCTTGCCCATTGTTTTTAAACAATGTGGACAAGTCTTTTTAATATTATTAGGATTATTATTTCTAAAATTAATACTTTGATTTAATTCCATTGTCTTTTTTCTTTTATCCTTAACAGATTGACAGTCAGGAGATGTTCCATTTAATAGCATAGTATTCTGTCGTTTTGCTTGTATGTTTGGGTTACTAGGATGCGAGTTATTAGAGGTCTTTGTGTTATTTGTCTTATCAATTATTAATTTGTCAGATGGATGTGTCCCGTTATTCTTTTTACTTAATTGAATTTTCTCTAAGCTTTTTGAAGAACGAGTTATTCCGGTCAATGCAGTACTAATCTTATCACACCATTCTTTAGTGCGAACCATATTTCGTAATCCATCACCCCCATCTGTTTTATTTCGTAATATACCTGTACCTATATCTTTACGACCATATGCCTCTATTAGAGTTGTTTCGTGTGTAAATGCGGAATCCTCAGACATTCCAGATTCTAAAATTACAATACGGGAAAGGTCTGTCGGAAGATGAATTTCGACTTTTCCCTTAATCCAAGCACGCGCATTAGAGCCCTTACCAATGTAATAAGGTGTTCCGTCTTTTCTTAGATATGCGTAAACATAAAACCCTGAGGGCGGGTTTGATTTTGAATAAATATTCATACTGATTGCTCCTTAAATAGCGTTAGAGTAGTTGGGAACGCTAATTCCGCGAACTACACTTTTATTTAGCATAAATATACTATAGAAAGACAATATAGACATATGGCACAGTTAAGTAGACAAGGTGATGCAAACACTACCGGTGGAACCATAATCAGGGGAGCAGGTACGGTGTTTGCTAATGGAATTCCCGTGGGACTGCATCTCAGCGCAATCACCTCGCACGCCCCGTTTGGAAGAAAACCACACCCGCCACATCAGGCAGCACAAACTACAGATGGTAGCCCCACTGTTATTTGTGAGGGTGACCCTGTCTTACGAGTAGGTTCAGGTAATACCTGTGGTCACACGATTATTGAAGGTAGCCCGGACGTATTCTGCCCATGAGCCAGTCTGGTAAACAAAGCCCACTGGGCGTTAATGTAAACGGATCCCTATTACAAAATGTAGGGTTTTACATTAATCCGGTCGCTCAGGGTTATATGGGCACTAGCAAAACAAACACTGATTACACAATGGGCACTGTGGTTGGAGGAACTTGTCTTCGGCTTCTTGCTTATGCAATCAATGATGCTTATACTAGAGGAGTGGTGGCGCAGACCCCCACCGGAACATCAACCTATGACAATTTAATTTCAATTGGGGCTGGCACGATACCGGCATTAGGTGATAGTAAACCAACTACTTACATAGTATCCGATCCCTCAGCTAGATGGCAAGGTGAAGCTACTACTGGATATAGTGAAGTAGGCGATACTGGGCAAGGACAAAGCGCAACTTGGATACCTTACAACACTAATAATGCGAACAAAAGTGTAACTCAGTGGGGTTACTTACGATTACCAGCATTGCAGGCTTGGAATGAGTTTAATTGGAATGGCATACCAGCCGGCGCCGGAATGCCAGAATACAAAGATTTTGTATCATCCTTCTTAACACTTGATGGATTTGTACGCTATTCTAACACTGCTATCAATGCGATGAAGCAAGGACAAACCTTCTTAGAAGGCACCTACAGCAATATGAATGATTTGATAAGTGCTGATATCACTGGTGTTAGCTTGTCAACAACTGCATTTGGTCAAGATTGTATTACTGCTGGTAAAATTATTGATCTATCAAAGATTTTGAAGTTTGGATTACCTTCGGTATTGTTACAAACTATTAAAAAATACAATGCGCAAACACAATCACTGAGTGTGGCATTGCTATCGGCTGGATTGATCAGTTCCGAAATTGATGCTATTACCAGGGGCACAGCAGCTTCTATTAGCAAGGAACAAGAACAACGGATATACGGCGCATTTTTAATAATTGTTGGTCAAGACTTGGCAGATATATTAGTCCCGTTAAATTGTAAAACAGAGGGGCTAGACTCATTGGCCGACTTGCTGAATATTAAAAAAATATTCCCAAACTCATACCGATCACTTACTGTTCCTATATATAATGCCAATCCTGGCCCTACAAATAGTAAAACATATTATCCGATATTTGAAGAGAATGCAGTTAGCATTAGAATAGAATCTCCGGAAGTTAAAGCAATTGTCGGCACCGTTGTTCCACCAGGACTACCACCGATAATTATCCCGCCTTCTATCGAGCCTGAAATTATCAACGCAATAATAGATGCCCCGCCAAATACCCCTGTAATAGATATAGTTCAACAAATCATATCTGGTGGAGAGCAAGAGCAAACCGGAACAGCGTTCACCGGTACCTACACTGCTGCCCCCTTTAATAATGGTGACAGTGGTGGCGGACCGTTTTAGAAAGTATCAATCACAATGGCTGAATCATTAAATTTTCAAGTAGCAGCAGAGGGGTTTGGATCCTTCTTAGAGGGCATATTGCCTGATGATATCGCCACTAGTGCGGGAGCGTTCTCAGCTTCTATGCAACAAATTAGAAACATTAGGGCAGTTAATTTTGAAAATTTTGCACAGGTAGTGTACTCAATTGAGACTACTAAAGGGCTGGATCAGGTTAACGGGACCAATGTTCCTACCAACATACCGCTAGCGGCGGCAGGACACAATTTAACAGCACTGGGTAGCGGTGCCTCCGGCACGTATACGATGAGTGACTTTTTTGGTTGTATGTCCGGGTTGCCGTATATGTGGCAAGACATTTATTCAGGCATTCAAACGATAGAAACAGCTACGCTATATAACATCTATAAACAATTGTATCTCGCAGTTACTTGGGAACTTGCAACCGCCTCAGTACAATATACCGGGCCAGATGGATTTGGCAACTATTCTATATCAGGTATAACTCTCACTGATTCAGGCGGAGGATATGGGCGAGAAGGTGCATCAGCGCCGACAGTAACTTGTAGTTGGGCATCCCCTACGTCTTCTATAGGAACTGATGATGCAAATATTACTAACTTTGGTAGAGTTACATCTATCAATGGACTTACTTTTCCGGCTACCTCAGGTTCAGTTCCTACTTTAACAATCGCTTACCCTCCCGGTACAGGATCGTTCTCTAATAGTATTGTTCAGGGATACATTGATGCTGCTAATGCAGAAATAGCAGTCATCCGCACCGTACGCCCTATTTTATCATTAGATTTGAATACTGCGTATGATGCTACAGGGGCACAATTGTTGATAGAGCAACGGGCTAGGTATACAAGTCTTCCACCTGTACCAACTACTACGCGAGATATCTGGTTGAATTTGTTCCCCACATCAATCTATGTGTTTGTAGATGCCATACCATATCTAGCACTGAACACGTTGCCACATATGACAGCCCAAACACTAGAAGCTATTTCTAACCTAACTTTACCGGGTGGACAAAGCATTGTTGCTATGATGCGTCAAGAGCGTAATCAATATAGATTAAGGGCAATAGGGATTGAGTTAGATAATAACATCGCCGGCGCGCTTGATCCCATAGTTGAACGGTTGTTGATTGCTAATGGCACGCTGCCTCTAGCAATCAGTGGAATACCTGTAGTGGGTATTAACGGTACTCCTGACTCACCGATCACAACTTACACCACACCTAGTATACTTACACAGCTAGACCCTGCAGGGAATGTTATTACTCCGGTACCAATTGGGTACGTAGATCCTAACACCGAACTCTTTATGGTTACTAGCCCGATCCCAGGTGGGACTAGTGGTGTTACTGTGCTAGGTCAGCAATCTCCTATAGCAGAAATCCTCAATACTGCTAGGACAAACGTCGCAGGTATTAATCTATTGGGCCCGGAATTGAATGGTACTGGCCCTGCAAGAGTACCATTGAATGGTGGAGGCACTGGCGGTGTTGGGCTTCAGTCCGGTGGCGGGAGTATCGGGACTGAAGGTGTGCCGAGAACTCAGCCAGGGGTTCCCGTTATCCCTATTGCTGTGGTCAGGGCAGGACCTAGAGTAGCAACAGGCGGCGGCCTGCCAATCGATACAGGAAAAGCAGTAGAGCCCGGAAGTTTAGCAGGCTCAAAAGCAACAACTCTGTTGCCCGTTACGCTGAATGCGGCTTATACAGCCGCTACGCTGTTGCCATCTATTTACACGGTGGCAGAAGCAATTGATGAAGTAATCAAATGTAATTGTGATTGCTGGGTACAATAGGTTACCCTTTTTACTAGCAAACTCATAGCCTTTGTGCTATAATGATTAGTATGAATTAATACCTGTCATAACCTAAGAAAGGAAGTAAAATGGAATTTTCCATTAAAGCAATCAATAGACTTTTTGGTTTGTTGTTGATAGCGTTTTTGTTAAACGCGGTAATTACTTTTAAGTTTGGAACATTAAAAGAAGTTGTAATAGACAAACCAAAATCGTATGTATCATCCACAAATGTGGATAGGACCCTGGATTGTCTTGCTATGAATATATATAAAGAAGCCGGGCACGAAACATTTGAAGGTAAAGTTGCTGTGGCTCAGGTTACATTGAATAGAGTAGATAGCCCATATTTTCCTAATGATATCTGTGGAGTGGTGTATCAAAAGAATTTTGTTATGGAGAAAGTAATATGCCAATTTAGTTGGTACTGTACTGGAATGCAAAAGGATAAACCAATTGACGCTGCTTATAAAGAAAGCTATGCTGTAGCTAAAAAGGTTCTTTTAGAGGGATTTAGACTTGATAGTTTGCGTGATGCTTTATATTATCACGCAGTATATGTAAGTCCAGCTTGGCCATACGAGAAAATTACTAAAATCGGAAATCACATTTTTTACAGGAATAAAAAATAATGGAACACATTTACAACTTTGTCAGCTCGATTGTTACGGCGATCACCGTTTTTATTACCACTAAATTCAGTAAGATATCTGCTGATACACTGGGCTGGCTTACTAACATTTGCCTACACGCTGCAACGATTCCCTCTATCTTGGCATTAATGACAGGTCTTACTGACAAGACCCCTTCTGTAGATATTGTGTTGATGTTGTGGGCGGCATTGGGATTGCTGTTTTTTAGGGCAGTCTTGCTTAAAGATTTACTAAACATCGTAACGATTGGTGTAGGGTTTATGCTGCAAGCAATGGCATTGGTATTGATTTTCTTTAAGTAAGAGAACAAATTGGGTGATCTTTCTATCAGTCCAGAACGACATAGTTTTCTAATAAACAACGCTATTGCCAGGGCTGAAGAAAAGAGCGATAATACTGCTATTGATGTAATCACAATGTGGGAGAAAATGATAATGGACACCAGACAAAAAGAACAAGAACCTGACTGGCAAAAAAATAACATGGAAAATGATCTCCGCAGCACTGAATGGATTCTTGAAAAAACAAGAACAAGTAATTCATATGCACAAAATCTGTATGCGGCAATGTGTAATCGAGAATTTGTACAAAATGCTGTATGGTCTTTACTTAAAGATCAACGCTGGAGTTGCTCGTGGCGCTCGGCTGGCGGAATCATTGCCGATATGCAAGAAAAAGGTGACTACATTGACTGGTATTGTTCAGGTATCAGGGATACTTCCAAGGCAATCGATGATGAACAATTTTCCTTGATGAGTAAAGAACAACAAGAGTATTATATAACAACGATGAAATATGTTGGTGAAGGAACCGTCACTGATGAAATTAAAGCTGATTTGTTGACATTGGGATGGATAGTTCTAGACGATGACGACTAAAATAAGTACAGTGGTTAGTGTTTAAATCATAAATACAGTGATAAAGGAATACTATTATGAGTTATTCAGCCGCAGTAATTGATCATTATGAAAATCCCCGTAATGCAGGAAATTTTCCCAAAGACGAAGAAAATATAGGTACAGGATTAGTAGGAGCGCCGGCGTGCGGAGACCTGATGAGACTTCAGATAAAAGTAGATCCAATCACAGGAGTTATAAAAGATGCTAAATTTAAAACGTATGGGTGCGGGTCAGCAATTGCTTCATCAAGTCTCGTTACTGAATGGATTAAAGGCAAGTCGCTTGACGAAGCAGCAACAATTAGAAACACACACATCGCAGAAGAACTTGCCCTCCCACCAGTCAAAATCCACTGCTCAATCCTCGCCGAAGACGCCATAAAGGCTGCGATAGCAGATTATAGATCAAAGCATTAAGGTATGAATAAAGTATACATTTTAGTAGGTGTGCCGGCCTCAGGTAAAAGCACATGGTGCCACACACAACAATTTGATTGGGGTAACACTATCATAGCAAGTACTGATACCTATGTCGAAGCCTATGCTACTAAAATTGGTAAACCATACAGTGAGGTATTTGAAGGGATAATGCCCACTGCTGTCAATCATATGGTGGATACTGTGTTATGGGCTGTAAACAGGCAGTATGATATCATTTGGGATCAAACAAGTACCACTGTGCTGTCTAGGGCAAAAAAATTGCGTATGCTACCCAGTAGATATGAAAAAATAGCGGTAGTGTTCACTACACCTGAACCAGATGAGTTGCTGATCAGATTAGCTAGTAGGCCCGAAAAAGTGATCCCGGATACTGTAATACAAACAATGATTAGTAAGTGGGAAGAACCTTCTATCGATGAAGGATTCGATAAAATTATATATGTGAGTTGAAATGAGCGCAGAACAAGACAAAATCAAACATAGTAGAAGACTACTCAAAGATGACAACACCGTTGTCAAACAATTAAAAATTGCCAAAGCAACTGGCGCCGTCCAGCAAAAACTTCTAGACCAGCCACACCGTTTAGCTAAACATCACGCTATGGATTGTGGTAATCCAGGATGCGGCATATGTGGTAATCCACGACATTTACACAAAGATGGACTAACGCTGCAAGAACGCCGTATGTTTCAAGAAGTTGATGACATTAGAAAAAATCCCAGCAATGGTATCTTACCACCCACTGAGCCCGAATCTAAGGAAATACTATGAATTGGGTAGATGATGTAAGAAGCAGCTTGCCGGCTCACGTGAGCGATCTTAGTCAGCTAATAGATTCCGCGATCAATCACAGTGCGTTGGATCCAGTAGATGCTCACGCTTGTGCGTTAGTAGCAGCTATTAGTAATAGCAACGGTGAATTGGCGTATGAGATTCAACATAACAGCGTCTTGGTCGGCAAACCAGAACGCAAAGCTGCGAAAATAGCAGCAGCGAACGAAAGTGTTAATAGTGTTTGGTTTAACTATGTTGAAATGTCGGAAGATGATACCATGCGACTGCTATCGTCTGGAATGATTCTTGATGCATATAACGACCAGTCACCACACGCCGTGTCTAAGAAGAAATTTACAATGTATTCATTATGTGCCAGCATTATAAGTAAGTCACCCTCTAGAGTGAAACAGCATTATCAGCAATTACAATCAGACGGGGTACCCTTACAAGAACTGATGGCTATCGGACTTATCGCAGCAGCAGTAACTGCTATCGGTAAAGTGGCGGTGTAAAGTATCCGCCGGGCGGTGTAATGCAATTACATCAGATTCACGATGCATCTAACGAGGTTGTAATGAAAATGTTACAAACCTCTCTGGCAGGAATAACGGATGCAAATCTGTTTACTAATTATCATCCGGATCACTCCCGCGATCCCGCTAATATTTTTTATATTTTGAATGATTCCACCGGCCGATACCTGAAAGGTTGCTACTATGTGTTAGAAGATAATGGTGAATACGTGTGCAGTGCCGGGTACAATGAATATGACTTAGATCATACTGTAGCACTTGCCCTTACTAGAGCCTATATAATGCCAAAATACCGTACTAAATACTTTATGGCAGAATATATACTGCCTAAAATTATTGAAAATACCACTCACTATCAGCACCTGTATATCACTGCTAACTCATATAATAGTGCAATATATCAATGGTTCATTAGAGCACACGAAGGTAAACGCACAGTTATGTTCAATGATTGGCCTGATATCTATAGAAAGTTCAAACCGATTGGGAAAAAGAATATATACTATACAGAGCAGTATGTGATTGAATTAGATAGGACTACTTTATGACAGACCAAGAAAAAATTAAATTTATTGAAGAGTATGTATTACAAATCTTTAAGAAAAATATTACATTGTCTCCGACGGATGTTCTATTAGATATCGGCCTAGATTCATTGGATGTTGTAGAGTTGCAGATTTATTATGAAGAAATAACCTCTACTGAAATAACCAACGAAGCTACTGTAAGCACTATCGGTGATCTGATGGCTATTATGGCATGAATTTCACATTAAACAATCACCTAAGGTACACCATTGGTGATCGATTATTTGGTATACGAGAGTATCCATATGAAAAATTTAAAGTATCTATTGGTAAAATAGACACAGACTACTATAAAACAAGCAATTGGCTGCAAGAGCAATATAGAGTTGCAGAGTTAATAAGTAAAGAATACGGTAATGATTTTGTAGTAATGTTCAGCGGTGGTACCGATAGTGAAATAGTGCTAAGGGCATTCAAACATATAGGTATAATTCCTAGAGTTGTTTTCATTAAATTTACCAATGATTATAATGTAGATGATTTCATAATGGCTAAGCGGATTACGGATGACTTGGGATTGAGATTAGAATCTATTGACTTTGATGTAAAAGAGTTTTATCACAGTGGGCAAGCATATGAATTTGCTGCCGATATTCAATGCAGACAAATGGCATATCTCACAGTGTATCATCATATTCGAAAAATGCAATTACCTGCAGTTATGGGAGGTGAAATGATGCTACGTAGACATACATCGCCAGTTGGCGGCAAATGGTATTATTGTTTCAGAGAAAATGAAGATGCCAGTGCAATGCGATTTAGTTTAAAATTTAATGTGCCGTTAGTGAATGAATGGTTTAGCTACACACCGGAAATGATGGGGTATTATTTGGCTCATCCTAAAATTCAATGGTTAATTACAGATCGATTTAACTACAAGACATCTAGTGTTAGCACTAAAAATGAAGTGCTTGCTGAGCTAATGCCTTCTATCTTAGATAAAGTAAAAACACATGGCTATGAAAAATTGATGGGTTTTAATGGTGAAACGTATAACACCTTGTATCTCAGTCACATGAAAAGATTAGAATCTAGTTTAGACGGAATCTTTATTGATGAAGTTTATACTCAACTATTTGGAGAAAAGTATGCCGGTTGTAAAATTAACCAGTGAACATACGATTGCAGTTAGGAACATTTTTAATCACTCAAAATATATGGGTGTTGACAGTGCTAAAATATATCAAGTTGAAAACACGGGGTTGAATGCGTTAACTTATGACATATTTTGTGCCAACTATTTAAGCGATCTTAATAATTATCATTCATTTGGATATGTTGAAGATGGAATAGTAAAAGCTTTAATATCATTCTATGAGAGTGTCGAGGAACCAAGTTGGTTCTATACTTTATATAGAAGCACCGGCAACAACAACTTATTAAGAGAAGTGTTAGATGAAGTTATAAAATACAATGAGTCTAATGGTAGATTGAAGTTTTACACATTGACACATAGCAAACACACTAAGTTGCTACGTCGATTCCATTGGAGTAAGTACAATAATACTCGTTATGGATATTTTGATGAGTACGTAGTACCGGCGAAAAATAAATGTTTCTATATAAATGCTTGGGAATTATTATATAAGAGATTGTTATTGCCGGATGATTCGATAGTAAGATGTAATTA